TATAAGGTAACTATTCAGCCTTGCGACGAAAGAATAATTGCAAAATCCATTATTTTTAAAAATATAATCTTATACGATAGTTCAAAATTTGTTTTAGAAGATATTGATTTACCGTTTAATGCATGGACTAAACTTATAGATTCAACTGGGACTATCAATTCAATCCAAACAACAGGTAAGATCCCAATGAATTTAGACAGTTATATGGAAATAGCGAAATGGACAACGACCTGGTACAAGGAGTAATACTTGAAACTACTGCTCGTTATAGCGCTATTCTGCTTTTGCACCCCTCCGCCACCCTGCACCCAGGATTGCCCATCAACATCAAGATCCGGATCAATCTGCAACGACGGCCACAAGAGTGAAGCGCGCGGATCCGGCGCGTGTGCTCATCATGGCGGGGTCAAATGTTGGGAGTGTGGGGAGTAGGAATTCCCTTATAATTATATTTTTTCAAAAAAGTGTTGTAAAATATTGACAACACTTTTAAAATGTTGTATTATTACTACAACAGGCCATCAAAGAAAGGAAGGAACAAGTTACTATGGACACAGTATTCAAGGCATTCGGTGAATTCGTTCAAAGTATTCGTCTTAAGGCTGGTGTAACGTTAAGGGAGTTTTGTAAGCTTTATGGGTATGACCCGGGTAATATATCAAAGGTTGAACGTGGTCTATCAGCTCCCCCAGGAGCATATGAAAAACAAAAGAAGTATGCTGAATGTTTGGGGATTATGGAAGGGTCAGTTGAGTGGAATCACTTTTTTGATCTGGCGGCTGCGTGTGCAGGAAAACTACCTGAGTCGATTTTAAGTAATGAAGAATTAATGGCTAAGTTGCCCTTTGTGTTTAGGACATTAAGGGGTGATAAAGTATCGGATGATAAACTCATTGACCTTGCGGATCAGATTAGGAGTATCTAATGTCCCTGAAAGTCCCTTTTTTGTCAGATGCAGATATTAAAAATGCAGCTGCTAAGTTTGCAGCTGAGTATGACAGTCAGAGTAGTTTTATTTTTCCTATTGAACAAATTATTGAGTTTAAGTTGGAAATGAATATTATTTCTGTGCCAGGTCTTAGGAAAAATTTTGATATTGATGCATGGACAACTGGGGACTTTACTGAAATCGTGATCGACAGAGAATTAGCAGATTTTTTTGAAAACCGCTATAGGTTTTCATTATCTCATGAAATCGGACATTTTGTTCTTCATCGCAATATATTTAAAGAGATTGACTTTAATTCAATTGATGATTGGATAAACTTTTATAAGGGAGTCGATCTTAATGAGTATGATAAATTAGAAACTCAAGGAAACAAATTCGCAAATTTTTTACTATTACCTGCGGAAAAACTCAAAGTTAAATTTGAAGAAGCAATTTCGACCGTATCGTCATTAATCGAGGATGCAAAGCGAAATGGCCTGGCTCGGCATTTATATCTTGACTATGCTTTAGATAGGATTGCATCAGAAATAAGTAAAACGTTTTTAATTTCAAAAGAAGCAACACAATACAGATTACGGAATGAAAATGAACTTATTAAAATGATTAAATAAAAAAGAGCATTCTGTTGGCGCAGTAATGCTCTTTTATTCGTAGGACGCCCGAATCCTGAAACTGGGCACCCTGAATGTTGTGACTATATTACAATATAACATGAGGGGTTTTATTTTTCAATAACTAATTGAAGGAGGCCCCTTATGGGACAACCAACAAAAGCCGCACCATCCGGCTATAGATGGATACCAGTAAAGTATTTCACCCACTGGAGATCAAAGCAAAAGATCTATGCCGAAAACTACGGCAAGGAATGCTTTTGGATACTTGTGCGATGCAGGTGAGAGTAACTCTTACTTAAACAAGCATTACTAATAGTGCTACAGTTGTCAGCCTGGTACGAATTTAAGCGTATCAGGCTGTTTTTCTTTTTATCTATTGCTTCAAACTTAGATCCTTCCCTAAAAATCATCACGGACATGCAAATTTAACAAATACTCGGCTTCGGGCCTTCACCATCAAATATTTATGTGATTTTTTAATATAACATGTTTATTTTAAACAATTCTTTAGAACAATATAAAGAATAATTCTGAAAATAATCTTGTTTAAATACAATGCGTTATAATTGTTTAATGTTTCTAAAAGTGCAAACAAGCAAGTGAAATTCCTATTTTATTATATTCTTTTTTTGTGCAATAAAAATTAAGACATAGCGAAACACGATACCCCTAAGTAACCTTTACAACTTTTGCCATCTATATTTAAAACTGCCCCTAAATAGAGTTAGATACGACCAAATGCTCGGACCAATGTGAGATCCTCTCGAATTGGGCCATTTCTGGCGGTTCTGATAAGATTTAGAGATAACTGATTATCTCTTTCGCGAAGATCCGACAACTCCAATGCAGGGAGTGACGCAAAATTCCCTGTTCCTGAAAGTATTAAACCAGACGTTATACCAATTTTTGCAACATTTAATTCTTTAATAATTTTTTTCATATAATTTGGAATTTCCTTATTATATGATTTAACAAAAGATATTTCTCGATCCATCAGAAAAAGTGCTTGTTGCGGCATGTTGCAGTGGTTGCAAGCCAAAAACAAACAGCAAACCCCATGATTTTAAACGACTTAGTTATTAACACGTGCGATGTTGCAAGAAATATAGCTCTCTCTTCTACAAAAAGACATTTCTCCATTTTCCCACTTAAGAGCAGATGTAAATAAGACAGCGTGTTTACATCTCACATGTTGCCTTAACCGTTCTTCGTTCACTACGATATCTATAACTCCACAGTTCTGCAACAATTACCATATAAAGTTCTATCTTATTAAAAAACATATAGTTATCTGTTTGTGTTTTTGTTGCAAAAATGTTGCGAATTATTGGTTGTAAAATAGTACGTCTGTAAGTATATGATTTTTAATGTTGTTAAGGTTGCGAAATTCTGCAACCGGTTACGACATTTAATAATATCATTTTATTTGAGGTTAGGATGTAACCTTTTGCTATTTATGCAATTATATTGCGTTTTGTGTGGTCATTTTTGAAGGAGAAAAAATATGCAGGGTTTTCATGTTAAGGTTGATGTTGACGGTTGTATTAGAGATTTAAAAGCCACATTCAACAGTCAAATACCTTTTGCGACCTCAAGAGCATTGAATAAAACCGCATTTGATTGTAATGCAGAAATAAAAAAAGAACTCCCTTTAATTTTTGACAGACCAACGAACTGGACTACAAATGCACTATATGTTAAAAAGTCAACAAAGAGCAATCTGTTTGCATCACTTGAGTACAAAGCCTGGGCATCGAAGGGTACACCATCTGCAAAAGTAATTTCACATCATGCGTTCGGTGGATCAAGACCTGCAAAAAGGTCTGAAGTACTGCTGAGACAAAAAGGTTTGATACCCGCAAACTCATTCATTGTCCCATCGTCTTATGCAAACGTTGACCAATATGGCAACGTAAAAAGATCCGAAATAAGCAAGATGCTGTCTGGCTTACAGGCAACGTTTGATACTCAGCAATATTCAAAAGGAAAGAAGAGAAAATCATGGTACGTATCCAGGAACAAGAAAATAATTTTCTTCAGGCAAAGCGGTATAGCACTACCCATTTTCTACATAGTTGACTCATTGTTGTATGATGAGAGGTATGATCCGGAACAAATAATCGACATGACAGCGGGTAGAGTATTCAAAGGAAACTTTGAAGAGGCACTAAAGTACGCAATAGAAACAGCTCGATAAGTGCTGTGTGTAAAGACTTTTTATGCATATATGTAAAGAGTATCAGACCTTTGGGTCCTTTTAAATGTATAGAGAAACGGGTAACATGCGATGCCTCCCTTTTCAGTGTATGGTACAAAATCACGGGGTTGTCACCCCACATGCGAAATATGATCAGAATCGGCACGTTTTAACGAAAGGTGGTCAGTCTTGGCAGGAATACAGGTTGTCGGAGACAAAGTTGAGCAGTGGCTTATTGAAAAATTGCGGCCGTATGAAAAAAATCCTAAGCTTCATCCCCAGGAGCAAATCGACAAATTATGTAAAATTATTAGATCGTTTGGTTTCATAAATCCGATAGTGGTGCACTCAGAACTCGGGATTATTGCTGGCCATGGCAGGCTGTTGGCTGCAAAAAAACTGAAGATGACCCATCTGCCGGTAATTGTAGCTGATCATCTATCACTTGAAGATGCGAAAGCATACCTTCTTGCTGATAATAAAATAGGTGAGGACTATGGGTATGACGCTGAATTGATTGCAGAGATAATGGCTGAGCTCAATGAGACGGCATACGATTTGTCCCTCACCAGTTTTTCAGAAAAAGAAATATCTGGATTTCTCGAAGATGATCCGTTTTCAGTTACAGATGACACTATCAAAACTTCAAAGGTTAAGGAAGAAAAAGAGGTTGCCTTGGTGTTTGGAAAGTTCAAGTTTGCAGTTAAACAAGGGCGCTTTGACAGGTGGTTTTCAGAGACAATAAAATTTGATAGCGAAAACAGGGAAGCTGCTGCAAGGGAAATAATTAAAAGGCTTGGATTATAAATGCCATTAATGTCGCTTCGCCAATATGCCAGGCATCGCGGAGTATCGCTTGCAGCTGTACAGAAAGCGATTGCCACAGGTAGAATAGGTATTGCTAAAGAGGAACGACAAGGAAAAAATATTTTAAAATTCGTTAATTCCATTGATGCGGACGTTGCCTGGAATAATAATACCGATCCCACACAGCAAAGAACAGCGACAAGAAAAGACAAGGGTATTATTGATGAACCATCACCTTTCAGTCCGACACCGTCCACACCCGATTCTGAACAGGTTACACTTTTTCCGGATCCACCAAAAGCATCGCAGGGTGGTGGAACTTCCAAAAATGCAACTGGGCAGCATGGAGAAATGTATAGTAAAGCACGCGCAGTGCGGGAAATGTGGGAAGCTAAAACCGCTGAGGTAGAATACAAAAAGTTACTCAATCAACTGGTAGATGTCGATGAAATAAAATCCCAGTTATTTCGGTTATCGAGTGATATTAAACAGAATATACTGACAGTTTCCCCCAGAGTCTCAGCACTTATCTATTCTCTGGTTATAGCATATATCGAGGAATATAAAGCCGATGAGACTGCGGTTTTCAATAAAAAGGAAATTGAAGATATATTGGACGGTGAACTGTCAACATGTCTGGAGAATCTCGTAAATGGTCACTTCGGATTTTGAGGTTATAGACAATGTTGCTGTTTGCCTGGATATGTTCTTTTCCGGTTTTCGGCCTCCTCCCAAAGAAACTGTTAATGAGTTTGCTGATAAACATAGGGTATTAAAATCAGGCACCACACCGGAACCTGGGCAATGGAGAACCTCTCGCGTACCATATTCAAAAGAAATCAGTTTCGAATTGTCTCAGTTGTCGCACACTGAAGAAATTGTATTTATGAAGGGCACCCAGGTAGGTGCTACTGAAATTGGTATCAACTGGCAGTTGTATACTGCGTATTATGGCCTGGGATCGATGCTGTCTGCATATCCTACTAATGAGATGGCCAAACTGTATTCAACCACACGCCTGCAAGCAGGCATAACGTCGTGTGAAGCTCTCAGTGAAAAGGTACGGGAACGTAATGATGGTGATTTAAAAAACACAATCATGCGCAAAGATTTCCCTGGATCCAGCATAATTATCACCGGTGTTAACAGCTCTGTTGGTTTGCGCATGATGTCAACACCAAATATAAACGGTGACGAAGTGGATATATGGCCTGATGATGTTGATGGCCAGGGAGATCCGTTCGACCTCCTGGATAAACGTGCTGCAAACTTTCCACGAAAAAAGAAGTATTGGGCCTCATCTCCTACGGTTGCCGGTAAAAGCAAAATTGCGAAAAAATTCAAACAGTCAGATCAGCGTTATTATTATGTGCCGTGTCCAAAGTGTAAAAAACCACAAATAATATTGTGGGAAAATATCAAATACAAAACTGATTCCGATGGTGATTTGATAGAGGACTCCGTATACCTTCGATGCACTCACTGTGACAACAAAATAAAAGAGTATCATAAAACGTGGATGCTTGACCATGGTATGTGGATAAAACATAAACCTAAAAGCAAAGTCGCGGGCTTCCACTTGAGCGCGTTTTACTCTCCACTCGGATGGTTTTCGTGGATTGATGCGGTTAACCAGTTTTTAAAAGCCGTTGGGGATCCTGCTAAATTAAAGGTGTTTATCAACACGGTTATAGGTGAAGAGTGGGACGAGACTGAAGCTAAAATTGACAGCGCAGAGATTTTGAAACGATGCGAAGCATATCCCGCTGAAGTGCCCAAAGGTGCAGTACTTCTCACTGCTGGGGGCGATACTCATGAAGATCGTGTTGAAATATCTACGATCGGATGGGGATCCCGAGGAGAATGCTGGGTGATTGACCACTCTATTATATGGGGCGATACCAAGCAGGATGATGTCTGGCAGCTGGTTGACCAGCATCTACTTAGACAATGGCGATCAGAGTCGGGCTATGGGTTAAATGTAGCTGCTGCTTGTATAGACTCGATGGGACACCGTACGGATGCAGTATATCAGTTTTGCAGTACTCGTAAACATCGCAGAATATTCCCTACAAAGGGGTTGCATGGAGCGGGAAAACCAATTGCAGCTGGTGCATCAAAGAACCGGCGGGCCGGAGGGTTTTTGTATTTGATCGGGACTCATCAGGCAAAGGACTGGATCTATGAGAACCTTGAGAATAAAACTCCTGGGCCAGGGTATATACATTTCCCTTTATCCTGCAATGAGAACTACTTTCAGCAATTGACCGCAGAGCGCAAGAAAACGCGTATGGCGGCAGGCCTACCAGTGTCGACATGGTTTTGTCCAGCAGGAAAGCGCAATGAAACCCTGGACTGCTTTGTCGGTGCACTGGCAGCGGTAAAATTTCTGAATCCGAATATTGAATTGTTAATTCAACATAATACCTACTTTTCACCATCATATAAACTCGTTGAAAAAAAAGCAAAAGTTATATCTGCCGGGCTCACATCCCTCTGATGATAACAATCTGATTACAGTTTATTGCTTATAAATTAAAAGTAACATTCAGTAACAATTTTCCACAATTGGTAACAACCGACAGCGCCTGCATATAGGTAAATTAATGGTTGATTGGATCATTAATTTAACAGGATTCTACAATGTCAGCTATAAGTAAAGAAGTTGCTACTGAGATGCTAAATCTCTACATTGAAGCTGAAAAGGCTATCCTGATAAATCAATCCTACACCTTTAAGAATCGTACCTATACCCGGGCAAATCTCAATGAGGTCGTTCGGGAACGTCAGCGCTGGCAGAACTATGTTGACTCGCTCAGCGGAACAAATAGTATTCGAATAATTCCTGTAGCTCCAAACTGGTAACCATGAATCCTGTTAAACTTAACGTTATCGATCGCTGCATAAATTACATAAATCCCGTTAAGGGTATGGAGCGCGTTAAAGCGAAAACAGCGCTTTCGTTTATGCAAACCAGCGGGTACATTACCGCCGGCAGCAACCGAAATGCCGTAAAAAGTTGGAGAGCAAATAGCGGTACTGCGAACCAGGACACATTACCAAAGCTCAAAAAATCGCGGGAATCATCACGTGATTTGACCATGAATACCCCTATTGCAAGGGGGGCTTTACTACGCGAGGCGCGAAACGCCATAGGGCCAGGGCTTTTTCTACAGTCTCGAATTAATCAAAATGTATTGAAACTCTCTGATGAAGAGGCTGACGAGTGGCAAAGCAATACTGAGAGAAAATTTCACATATGGGCGGGATCAAAACGATCAGATTTTTCATTAGACAGCAATTTTTATCAACAGCAATGGATGGTTACATTTAACACATCCCTTTCGGGAGATGTGTTTGCTGTATTGACAACACGTGTTTTTAAAGGAAAACGACAAACATCGGTCAAACTTATCGAGGCTGATGATGTTACGAATCCCTTAAATAAACCTGAAACTTTTACTTTTGCGGGCGGTATCGAGATTGATCCTGATACTAAAGAAAAAGTTCGTATTTATGTCAGAAAGCTGAATCCAGATAGTTTTATAAACTCAGATGTTAATTTGGCGGGTCTGAAAACAGAGCCGATTAATGTGTATTCTTCAAGTGGCAGAAAACAGGTTCTGCACATTTACCACAAAGAACGCATTGGTCAGTTGCGCGGCATGCCGCTCTTTGCTGCCATTGTAGAACTACTTAAAAGTGTATCTCGGTTAAGTGAAGCTGAGCTGATGGCTGCTGTTATTACATCATTTTTTACTGTTTTCATTAAGACCGCGTCTCCTCAAAACTCTATTTCTCCTGGAACACTGATCGACGCGAGTGGCAGTACTGGAGCATCGGTAAATAATCAGGTAAGCCAGGCGCTTGAAATGGGCAGTGGCAATATTCTGGAACTGGGCCAGGAAGGTCAGAGCATTGAAATTGCGGAAGCAAAGAGACCAAACGGAGCATTTGAGCCGTTTTTTCTTGCTATGGCAAAGCAGATAGGTGCGGCGATAGAAATTCCCATGGAGCACTTACTACTGCATTTTGCATCATCATACACTGCGTTTCGCGGTGCAGTACTAGAAGCCTGGAAGTTTTACATGGGGTCACGAAAGTTTAATGTGACAGAATTTAGTCAACCTGTTTACGAGGATTGGCTGGAAACAGAAATACTGGAAGGCCGAATCGCGGCTCCCGGTTTTTTTGAGAATGACGAGATCCGCGCTGCGTGGTGTGGGTCGCACTGGACTGGTCCAGCACAGGGTCAAGTTGACCCGGTAAAAGAGACTCAAGGCGCAGAACTTAGAATAAAGAACGTTTTGTCTACTTATGAAGATGAATATGCCGCCATCAATGGATCGGGCTGGGATGGAGCAGTTTCCCGTCAAACGCGAGAGCGGAAAAAGGTAAGTAAGTTGATTGCAGACACCTACGACCTGAAGACATCAAAATCAAAAAGTCACATTGATGATGACGAGAACAAAGCTGACACTGATGAGAATGGAGATACCCAGGAATGAATGTTGAATTAAGCAGCGTATGGGGAATACTACCATCTGCTCTGGATAAGATCAAGAGTATCGACAAAGAACAATTTGACAGTTTACTCAAACAGTATACACCTCCACTTGATAATACCTATAAAGCAGATGTCCGTAATAACGTAGCAATTATACCGGTTTTTGGGGTAATTGTACCACGTGATTACTGGTATTATCGAACCAGTTTGCAGTTACTGGCACATGACATAACTACTGCATCAAATAATCCTGCAATTCGTGCTATCGTGTTGAATATGGATTCTCCTGGGGGAAATGTTGTCGGGTGTGTTGAATTGACAGCTCTTATCCGACAGGTGAAAATTAAAAAGCCTATTATCGCGTTTGCTCATGGAGCATGTGCATCTGCTTGTTATTGGATAGCAAGCGCTTGTTCAGAGATAATCGTTTCACCAACTGCTGAAGCTGGGAGTCTTGGTGTTGTGTGGGATGCGTGGGATTCATCTGTCCGGGATCAACGGGATGGGTATGAGAATATTCAGATCGTCAGCGAGGTGTCTCCTGATAAACGACCCGACCTTAAAACCCCTGAAGGTCGAGCAAAAGTACAGGCTGTTGTAGATGCAATGGCTGAAGCCATGATTGCCGATATAGCAACCAATAGAAACGTTACCGTTGATACAGTAAAAAATAACTATGGTAAAGGTGGCCTTTTTGTTGGTCAACAGATTGTCGATCAAAAGATGGCGGAAAGTGTAGGTACACTTGAGGCTATTATTGATAAATATAAAAATTATTCAATACTCAATTTAACAAACTCGAAGGGGGCCGTGATGAGTCTCACAGGCGAAAATTCCGGGCCGGTAGTTACGGCCGAATCGATCCAGAGAGATAATCCTGCGGTTTACCAGGCAATATACAATGCTGGTAAAAATGCAGGTGTCACTCAGGAAAACGACCGAATCAAAAAAATTGAAGCCGTAGCCGTACCTGGTTACGAAAAAATAATTGCAGCAATGAAGTTTGATTCGTCAAAAACTGATGCTGATGTAGCATTGGCAATAATGGCAAATCAAAAACAGACTGCGGAAGCGTTGAAAAGCGCAAAAACAGAAGAGACTGATCAGTTAAATAACCAGCTGAAGGGCCTGGGCTCTCAGACTAATCCTGGTCAGGATAAAACCGCTGCCGATAAGGCGATTATTGCGGAAGCTACCAAAAATGTCAATCAGCGGAGGCGTTAACTATTATGGAAATCGGAAGATTCAGACCAGATAACCTGCTTGTCGGTGGGCCCTTTTTCACCGACAATACTGTTGTCCAGGCAGGACAGAAATTGCCGCGTGGCGCTGTTTTGTCGAAAGTGAAGTTTTCGTGCCCGACAACAGGGGCTGCTGGCGCAAATACTGGCAATGGAACGGTCACTCTCGTTCGCGGTGGTAAAAATGTTAAGTATGGTACGTATACGATCCTCTGTCTAAAGGTCGTAGCAAGTGCCTATGCTGAATTCCGCGTTATTGGTCCTAACAGTGAAGTTCTTGGTAATTGCATGGTTGGCGTTGCCAGTACTGAAACGGGCGATTTTGCAAACGACCAGATCAAATTGCGGATAACATCGGGAACTACTGCGTTTGTTGCGAATGACTCGTTTACCATTGCTGTGACTGAGGGATGTCCTGACACCGGCACTGCTGATGGTGGAAACACTGGTAATGGTACTCTCATACAGGTTGAACCTCGTCCGTCGCTCAAAAAAGGTGCATACAATGTTGAGTGTACCGAAGCGATCGCAAACGGTGGTAAGTTTAAAGTTGTCGACCCTGACGGTGTGATTGTCGGATATGCGTATGCGTCAAAATTTATCGGCACTGGTAACGGTACGGTGACCGAGATTAAAGCTGGTCCCGAGTTCAAAAACAATGGACCGTATCTCATTAAGTGTACTACAGCGGTTGCGAATGGCGGTGTATTCACTGTATTCGATCCCGATGGCGTTTCACTGGGTACGGTAACGATCACTCCGGGAGCAGGAGCATCAGCGGTGTTCTGGCACGAGCAGATTTCTTTCAGGATCACGGATGGTTCAACGGACACTCTTGTTGACAGTGTGTTTACCCTCTACTTTTTTGAAAACAACCATATCGCGTTTGTAATATGGGACGCAACTGATTTTGTTGTTGGCGACAAATTTGCCATCACAACGACAATTGCGCAGGGTGAATCAAAGTTGGTCAATAAAGACAATACTGATGGATCAAATATACCGGAGATGATTCTGGCAGAGGCTGTCGATGCAACGACAGTTCCCAAAAATGCACCTGTTTACATCGGTGGCGTTTTTGACGAACGATCGCTCTACTTTGGTGGAGACGATACTATTGAGACTCATCGCCTGGCGATGAAAGAAAATGGCATTTACACACAACGAACCATCAAGGGTAACTAAACCTTTAAAACTGAAATCTGGAGGATATAGTGGATATTTACGAATTTACTAACATGATGACGGCGGTCGAAATTCTCAAACCGGCTCGAAGGTTTCTTCTTGATACCTTTTTTCAAAATGTAGACGTCAGTGCTGCAGAGAGCATAACATTTGACATTACTAAAGGCCGCCGGACAATTGCACCTTATGTTTCGCCAATGGTTGCAGGTAAGGTAATGCAGAAACAAGGGTACAAAACACTGAACTTTGTTCCAGCATACGTAAAACCCAAAACAGTTTCCACTGCTGGAGACTTTTTGAAACGTTCTGCGGGGGAAGTTTTTTACGGTGGTGGAAAGACACCGGAAATGCGTGCTGCTGAGCAGCTTGCCAAAGAGGTACAAATCTGCGACGATTCGATTACACGCCGGCTGGAACAGATGTGTTCAGAAGCAATCCAAACTGGTAAAATAGTCATTAAAGGTGATGGAATCGAGGCTGAAATTGATTTCGGCATGGATCAGGACAACCTTGCCACACTTACCGGCGGCGATAAATGGAGTGCTCCTACCACAGCTCACCCACTTGATGACTTTCGTGAGCTTAAACGACAAGGCCTCAACAGATCTGGAGTAGGTGCTACAGATGCTATCCTTGGCTCAAATGCATATGCAGACTTCATGAAATGTGATGATGTCATTGGCTCTTCCACAAAAAAATCTCTCTTTGATCTGACTAACGTTCAATTAGGGCGTATCAACCCACAGGAACTACCCGATGGAGTTACCTACATTGGAAGATTGACAGAACCAGCGCTTGATTTGTGGACATATGATGAGTGGTATATTGATGAAAACACAAATGAAGAAAAACCCATGATTGACCCTGACAGTGTGATTCTTGGTTCTCGAAATGGCCAGGGTACACAGTGTTACGGAGCAATTAAAGATGTCGATGCGATCGAAGCTGGGTTGTTTGCTGTGCCTCGCTATCCAAAAGTATGGACTGAAAAGGACCCATCTGCTCGGTATTTTATGCTTCAGTCGGCACCGCTGATTGTTCCTAAAGTAATCGACTCATGGATTTGTGTGAAAGTCCGATAACTGAAAACATTATTCATTAATTCCCGGTAGCAATACCGGGAATTTTCAGGAAAACTATGAATATAAAATTGACCAGACAGATTAAGCGAGGTGGTAGCTTTGTAAAAAAAGATACTCCTTTAACGGTTAGCGATAAAGAGGGTCAGTCTCTTGTCGAACAAGGATTGGCGCAGCCGTTCATGTCGTTTGTGCCCAGTGATAGCAAAGCTCCTGCAAATAAGGGCGAAAAGCTCACTCCTGAAGCTCCGGCTGACGGAAATGGTGCTAACGAAACAAAAGGTGAAAGTGATGCCGATGGCAAAACAGATGATACAGACGACAATAACGAAGAAGATCTTGACGAAACAACTGACAGCGATGAGTCTGAAAAAGAAATCGTTGATACATCAAGCTTCCGGGTTATTGATGAAACGGCAGGTAAGGCAGATAACATCGGTGTGTACGTAATTCCTGGAATTGACAGCGCTACGATTGATGTGCTTGTTAAAGCTGGATATACTTCCATTGAGTCTCTCAAAGCTTTAACTATGGATGCCCTGGTTGCGTTACCGAAAATCGGGTACACAAGGGCAAAAAAGATTTTTGATTACGTAAAGAGTGTGTAATGAATTTCAAGCAGCTACAGGATCGGGATCTTGGACAGATGTACAACACTGATGAATTCGGTGTTTCAGCTGTCTATTATCCGAAAGTTGGAGACCCTTATCCAATTAATGGAATTTTTGATGAACCCAATCAGACTGCTGAACTTGGTGTTGGTGTGGTAACTACTGCACCAACATTTAATGTCATGGAAAAGGCCCTTAAAACAATACCGAACAACCAGGATGAAATTGAGATTAGTGGTAAACGGTATCGTGTAAGAGACTATGAACCTGATGGCGTGGGTACTGCGGATATACTACTCAGTTTTTTAAAGGATTATCATGGCAACCAATAAAATTACAATTCGGAAACGAATACGTGAGTTATTGCTTGGTAATACTGATTGTGGACAGAATGTGTTTACATCGCGTCCAACCCCTGTATGGATACCTGAACTGCCTGCTATTTGTATATCAACGCCTCGGGAGCAATTTAAAAAAACATCTTGCAGTCCAGTAAAAGTGTTCGAGAGGACACCTGATGTAAACATAATAATTCTTGCAGAAGCAAATGAAAGCCTGGAAGACGTGCTCGATACGATCCAGGAGCAGGTCGAAGCTCTACTACCAGCAAGTGAATATTTGCCGGATCCGGAAAGCACGACAAATGTAAATACTGATGCACTTATTAATGGGTTAGAACCTACCGGGTCCGAAACAGAGGTGATAATTGACACAAAGGTACCACTTGGGGCGAGTACATTGCGCTACACCTGTAGCTATGAAAAAAATTGGCCGGTAACGGTTGATCCTGATAGTGATGAAATTGACGATTTTCTTCAGGCAAATACACGTTTTGATAGAAATAACGATGGCGTTGCAGACGTTGACAATACAGTGAATGTAAGGAGTGAACCATGAGCGAAAAAAAGTTGATGGTTATACCTGCTGCGGGATTATTCGTTCGAGACCCGAGACCAGGTAAACCAAAATTTCTGCCGGTTGATGGCGATGTCGTTCCTAACGACCCATACTGGCGCAGACGTATCAATGACGGTGACGTTGTGGAGGTGACAAATGGCGATAACGTTTAATGAAATTACTGATTCACTTGTACCTTTCATGCAAGCAGAATTTGACAGCAGTGGAGCAGTTCGGACGCCATTGAGTCTCCCCTACCGCATGCTGATTATAGGTGGTGGGACTGATGAAGGTGCAGCTGCTGTAAATACACTCAATGGTTTTTCTAATGCTGACCAAGCCGCTAAATTGTGGGGGCGTGGATCACAGCTGCATCGCATGGCAATATATGCATGCAAATCATTCCCATCGTTTATGTTTTATGGTGTGGGAGCAGCAAAAGATGCACTCGCATCAGCAACGGGAAAAGCAACTGGTAGCTTTGTAATAACCGGATCGCCAACAAAAGCAGGAATGCTGTATTTATATGTAGGTTTCCAACGAATAACCGTAGCGGTTGAAGTGGGAGCAACTCTCGCAACTATTTCTGCTGCAGTTGCAGCTGCGATAACAAAAGATTTTCCCGTCACAGCGGACGGCGCAACAACAGCAGGGACTGTGGCATTAACTAGTAAAAATGTTGGTCCAGCAGGAGCTAAAATCCCGCTGAACATTAACTGGAATCCGGGCGAAGAAACACCGGCCGGGCTTACCGTAACACCGACACAATTTACTGGTGGAACAACAAACCCTGCACTTGATGATGCGATCGCACTTCTTTCAAACGAGTGGTTTCATATTATTGTGACTCCGTACATCGACACAACTTCGCAGGGCGATCTCGATGTCGAAATGCAGCGCAAATTTCAGGCACAGGCCGGTATTGACGGTGTCGTTTTTATGGGCGATAATTCGACACATGCTAATATGGTGACATTATGTGATGCTGATGCAAGCGGCAAGAACTCGAAGCATTTTTGTTTTATCCCGACCAAGGGAATTCCGCAATTACCATGCGAGGTTGCTGCATCAGTAGGAGCGTTGGTGACAAAATCACTCCGGACTGGGAACGGCGCTGAAGCTTTACCCTATACAACACTGGAATTGCCTGGTGTAACTGCTGCAAAAAGTGGAGACCGCATTGATGATTTTGCGGAAAAACAGACTCTACTTGAAGGTGGATGCAGCGTACTGGCATTTACAACCGGAGGGAAAGTTGCAATTGAACGACTGGTAACAAATTACCAAAAAAATGCAGTTGGTGCTACTGATCCGAGCTGGAGAAATTTAGAATACAGGTTCATTGCAATGTATTTGCGCTGGGACTGGATTTTCAATGTGTTGAAATTCAAGTATTCCCGGGCTAAATTGGCAGGCGATGATGCGCGCATAGGATCTGGACAGGTTGTGATGAAACCTATACTCGCGAAAGCTGAAGCGTTGACACGTTTTTTCCAATGGGAAAAACTTGGTCTTGTCGAAGATTACGAACAGTTTGCAGAAGACCTGTTAGCTGAACGAAACGGCCAGAACGTTGACCGGATGGACTGGATGTTGTCACCGAACTTTGTAAACCAATTCTATAACGGTGCGACAAAAATCGCATTCATTATGTAAGGAGGTATTGTGGATAATTCTAATAGAAGATCCGGAACCATTGAACTTTCCTACGATGGTAAGGTTGTCGAGGTTGCCGGTGACGGAATCGAGTACGGTGGATTCTATCCGAAACGTGAAATGTACACCGGCCCGAATGGCCCGCAGGGCTACGGAGAAAAAGCCCAGGTGCCATTTTGCAGCGGGAAGTTTAGAGATAGTAAAAGTGTAAAGCTGTCAGAGTTTCAAAATATTACAAACGCTACAATTCTGTGCAGACTTGCAAATGGCAAGTCTTTCATCCTTGAAGGAGCATGTTTTGCCAGTGAAGGTAATATGAGCAGCAATGATGGCACCGGAGACTTCCGGTTTGAAGGCATGTCGGGAAGAGAAATTTAAGGAGGAGTTCAATGTCTACCAATAAAGAAACTACATACACCATACCGCATACTGTTACTCTGAAAGAAGCAATTGTTGGGATTACTGAAAACCCAATAACGTCGATTACTTTTACAAGAAAACCGAAGGTAAAAGATCTTGAGGGTATTCCTGATAGTTTATCGAATATTGACAGATCCGCGAAGATCTTATCCAGATTAACAGGAGTAGTTTCAGCTGTTATTTCGGAGATGGATCCTGTTGATTTTCAGGAAGCTAACAAGGTGATGGCGTATTTTTTGCCGAAGTCCCAGGAAACTGGGACGAATTAATAGGCTATTTAGCCTATTTTTTCCATTTTCAGCCGTCAGAATTAAGCGAAATGGATAGTGATAACCTGAGAGCCTGGTCGAGACGGGCAGAAATTGTTGCAGCGGAGATAAACAAAAAATGATTCAACCGATAAAAATAATACTCGCTGGTGTTAATCAGTACGGTAGTACGTTTAATGGTGCCATTAAAGATATTGACTTTCTTGGCAAGAAAGCAAAAAGCGTTGGAAATGCATTAACTGTAGGCTTATCGCTACCTATATTGGGCCTGGGTATTGCCAGCACTGCTTTTTCCACAGAGTTAAATTCCGCTATGGCGAATGTAGCGACACTGATACCTGATAACATCAGCAGAATTAACGAACTTAAATCACCGGTGCAAGATCTTGCAATCGAGGCGGGTAAAAGTTCTAAGGATGTTGCTGAAGGCTTGTATCAAACAGTTAGCACCTTTCAGGATTCTGCAGAAACTACTAAGCTTTTAGGTATCAATACCAAAGCTGCTGTTGCGGGTTTAGCTACTGTCTCTGATGCAATTAATTTGACTTCATCAGTTACACAGGTGTGGGGGGATACCTCAGCGAAAGCTGTTCAGACAGCTGCCGACTTTGCTTTTCAAACCTCAAACCTTGGAAAGACTACATTCCCAGAGCTTGCTGCATCAATAAGCAACGTCACACTTCCCAGTAAACAACTGGGAGTAAGTTTGAATGAGATGTTTGCTGCAATGGCATACAGTACATTAATTACAAATAGTACTTCGGTTTCATCCACTCAGTTTGCAAGCGCATTAAAAGAAATATTAAATCCATCAAAGGAACTAACTCAACTTATGGATTATCTCGGGTACAAATCTGGTCCGGAGATGATAAAAGGTTTGGGAGGAGTTATCCCAACATTACAAAAAATTACCGAATTATCAACATTGGCGGACGTGCCTTTACAGAAGTTTTTAGGCCGCAGTGAAGCCATGTTGTTTGCAATGCAATTTACTGGTGATGGTGTAAAGAAATTTGACTCCATACTAAAAGGAATGTCGGATACAGCGGTTGCCGGTGCTGCCGATCGCGCTTTTAGACAACAAACAGAGGGAATCAATAAAACTGGTTTTGCATTAAGTCAGGCACTGCAAAGATTAACTGTGTTTGGTCAAAAGTTGGGTGATGCATTAGCTCCAGCAATTGATGCTGTTATACGTATTGGTACCCCTCTTTTAAATTGGCTTATAAATCTTGACCCTACAATACTTAGTGTTACAGCTGCGTTTGCAGGCCTTGTTGCACTTGCAGGTCCTGTAATAGTAGGTATCAGTAGTATAGCCGCTATATTCGTAGCGGCCAGTCTCCCCGTCGTTGGCTGGGTGGCTGCTATCGTTGGGGGGATTGCGCTTGTCGGGGCAGCGGTTACACTAATTGTTGTTAAGTGGAACGCAATTAAGGGTTTCTTTGTTGGGGTATGGGACTTTCTTACAAAGTTATTCAATTCACGAATAGGAACGATAGTTCTATATTCCAATATATTCACAGCACTTCCAACACTTTTAATAAAAAATTGGGACAAAATTAAGGATGCTTTTTCTAACGGATTTGATTCTATCAAAAAGACCGTTGCAGCATTCTCTGATTGGTTTGTAAAGTCTCCAGTGTATAGCTTTTTTGGAAAAGTTGGTTCGTGGCTGGGCGGTGTTGATAATGGATTAAAGGGACCTCTTGACCAGCTTGATAAAAGTGCTGGTTCTGTGGCAGGCAAATCGCTCAAGTGGTTATTAGGTAATGATGATGGTACCGCTTTCTTCGGCACCCCAAGTGGCGCTCCTGCTGGAATGGCTCTTAAAGAAAGCATCAGAGAATCACGAAAAACAGAAATTTCTAAAAGCGAGCAAAAGGTAAAGGTGGAAATTGCTGGATTGCCGCAAGGCACAAAAGTATCCACTTCTGGTTCATTGAAAAACGTTGATCTAAGTATGGGTTACCAGGCGGTATCATTTTGAGCTCAGCGGACAAATTGCACCAGGCCTCATTTCGAGGTGTGCCGTTTTTTGAGGAGTTGGTTTCTGCACCGACTGGCCGCAGGCTTGTCACTAAGTCATTGCCATCAAGAGACAACCCATACATTGCTGATCTGGGGCGTAAAGATCGGAAATTCACTATCAACGGGCACGTAATTGGAGATGATTACATCGAGCAGATCCGCGCGCTGCAGGCTGCATCTGAGGTTGAGGGGCCTGGTGAGTATGTTAATACTTACATGGGCCGCAAGATGGTTTCCTGCGATGATTTCGCACCAACGCTGGTTGATTCGGAAACTCGTGTAGCAAAGTTTACGTTCACTTTTGTTGAGTACAGCGAAAGTGATAATAAACCAATCAGAATTACCGACACGAAAGCAACCGTGGTTGTAGCAGCGGAAGATCTGCAATCCACTACGGAAAGTGAGTTTGTTGAAAATTATAACTTTAGTAATAAACCACAGTTTCTAGTTGCAAAAGCATTGTCTGATTGCAGAGATATTACCGGAAAGATACAGGACAAATTGTTCTTCATGAACTCGGTTGACACGTTTGCAAGCGTGTTATCGAGTGTAGAATCTGAGTTGGCATCATTGCTTACAGATCCAAAAGAATTAGCAACAAGACTCCTGCTTTTGTTGACAACAAACAATAACGAGACTGCCGGCGTAGGACAAATTGACGATTTGCTGGAATTGTTTGAAAGCCTGGAAATCGAGCTGACCGGCACTGTAAATAATGATCATATAAATACATTCCTCAAAGTGGCAATTACAGGCGTGATTGTCACTACTATGCTGAATACCAATTTCACTACCTACGATGATGCAATACTTTACAGTGATAAAATAACGACAGCAATTGAAAGTATCGAGGCTGTTGTTTCGGATAATTTGTATGAGGCCCTCTACAAATTAAAATCTTCAGTAAACGACTATGTGGCAACTACATTTATTGATTATCCCAGGGTATCCACAGTGCAATTAGATGAGCCCACACCGGCAATGGTATTGTCGTATCAATTATATGGCAACATTGATATGGCTGATGAGATTTTGAAGCGGAATAAAATATTACACCCTGGGTTTGTTCCTGCGGGATATCCAATCATGGTGGTATCAAATGAATAAAAACGTACAATTACATGTGAATGGCCAAATATACACCGGTTGGACTGAAGTTGAATTAGTTGACGCTATCGAAGCAATCTGCGGATCTTTTTCTTTTAAAGCGATTAATGCATCAGGTAAAAACGAAAAGTTTTTGCCGATTACCACAGGCATGCCATGTAGTATTACTTATGGAGGCAAATTATTACTCACGGGATACATCGATGATTGTGATCCGGATCTTCACCCGGACGATGTATCGATTACAACAATTACCGGCCGATCCAAAACCTGTGACCTTGTCGATTGCGGAATAGAAAGTTTTTCTTCGTTTAAGAATGCATCATTAGAAACAATTATACGCAAACTGTGCAAACCATTCGGAATTGACTTGAAAGTCGAGGTGGAAACGGGTAAGGTATTTTCAGAATTTAAAATACAACCCGGTGAAACGGTCTTCGAAGCGATGGATCGAGCCTGCCGGTTGCGTGGACATATTATCGTTTGTGATAATAGTGGAACCCTTGTAATTGGAGAAATTGGAAAGAATAGAATCCCCGTGAGTTTGAAAGAGGGGGTAAACATATACAAGGCATCATTAAAAAGGTCGGTAAAAGAACGATTTAGTAAATATATCGTGACTGGTCAAGATTTGGCAAACGATTCAATTTTTGCTAAGAGCGCTACTGCAATAAGACATTCTGTGGTGGATCCATTAATTCCAAGGTACCGGCCCACTGTCATTGTTGCTGAATCGGTTGTCTCAAAGGACACAGCAAAGAAACGCGCAGAATGGGAATGTGCCATTCGGAGAGCACGATCGATAGGCATAAATTGTATTGTCAATGGGTGGAGTTATGATGCGACATTATGGGAAAAAAATGTAACGGTGTTGTTTCAGTCGGAAACATTAGGAATTACAGGTAATAGTTATTATATTACAAGTAAGGTGACAAAAACGTACAATGAACTCGATGGCGAAATGACAGATATAACCCTTGTGCCTGAAGGGTCTTTTACTGTTGAACCGCAAAGCGATATCAGCAAAAAAGATAAAAACCCGTTTGCATTGTTACCACCAGCAAAGAAATAACTAATGATTGACGCAATTAAAAAAATCATAGCTCCATTACAGCGACGAATAATGTTAATTTTAAGTCGCGCTGTTGTTACTATGGTCAATGATGCAAAAGGGCTTCAAACCGTACAGGTGACACTTTTTGATGGAGAAGTTGACGAGCTCCCACGACACCAGGAGTACGGTTTTACGAGCAGGCCTCCTGTTGGTTCAGAGGCTGTTGCTGCATTTGTTGGGGGTAACAGAGATAATGGTATTGTAATAAGCTGTGAACACCGAGAATATCGAATAAAGCTGCCTAATGAGGCTGATGTTGCGTTATACGACAGAAATGGCAACAAAGTGCATCTGAGCCCTACAGACAACAAGATAATTGTCGAGGCAAGAAATGATATCGAAATCAATGCAACAAGCGAGACTGGGGGTAATGTTACTATTAACGCAGGAGGCGCTGCGGGTAATGTTAAGATAAATGCTACTGGTGCTGCATCGAGTGTTGAAATAAATGCCAATGGCGCCGGTGGAAAAGTTATTGTTAATGCAACAAATATTTTCCTCGGGAATGAACCACTTGCCAATGCTGGTGGCGGAGTAGTTACGACGATGTGCGCATGCATTACTGGTGGAATGCATGCTATGGGATCTCAAACCGTAAAAGCGAAAATTGCATAATGGCAACTAAAGAAGAAGTTAAGCAAGGAATACGGGATGATCTGAACCAAGATCCGGATAACCCTACAAGGACCATATCTGGCCAGTTGTGGGTTGGTTACAACTTGAATTCACCACTGCAAAAGATGACCCCACTGATCGATTCGATTGTTGACCGGATGTATGATGGTATTAGTGGCATAGAGACGGTCAATGCTTTTTTTAACCCAACAAATGGTTTACCGGCAAATCCAGTTCTCTTTGACAGATATGTGGCTACTGCCAACGGAAATGGGTGGATTCAGCATAGGTTATATGAGTGGGATGGGACGCAGTGGACCGAGACAATTCCCGTAGAAGGGTATGAAGTTTGGGATAAAAATACTGATAAATTTAACTTTTACAATGGGAGTACATGGCTTGACCGCTTAGCTGCTGGGATCACTGATCATGCTCTTTTAGAAAATTTAAACAGTAATAACTATTACCATTTAACATATGCTCAAGCAGTTGATCTCATGGACGGTGGAAATACTACCCTTCATTACCATGCTTCGGATAGAGATCGATCAACGCATAGCGGAACGCAAACTGCAAGTACAATTAGCGATTTTGCAACTGCGTTAGTCGCTGTTGGAGATTTACTTTATTCGCGACTCGATCACGACCATGATGGAGAGTATGAACCTGCCATTACAAAGGGAACAACGGCCCAGTATTTTCGCGGTGATATGTCGTTAGCCACTATGCCAACGAGCCTTCCAAATCCCTATGAATTAACTCTGGGTACTGGGTTAACAGGGACCTCTTATAATGGCGCTGCTGCGGTGACAGCAGCTGTTGCATATGGTACCACAGCGGGGACGGCGTGTCAAGGAAATGATAGCAGATTGAGCGATACCAGGGCACCAACAGCTCACGGTTTGGTAAGTGCGACGCATACGGTATCCGGTTTAACGACGGGACATTTCCTCAAAGCTATTTCTGCCACAGAGTTCGGGTTTACTGCGCATGGGTTGACTTATACTGATGTTGGTGCTCAACCTGCTGATAATACATTGACTGCATTAGCAGGATTAAATTCCAATGTAGGATTTATTTATCAAACTGGGAATGATACTTTTACTAAGTATACTTTTGATGGAACAGGTTCTGCTACAACAATTGCTAGAAGTGATCATGACCATAGTACAGTCTATGCTAAACTATCATCTGTGTTTGGTGGATTAACTCAGAATTTCATTCCATATTACAC